AAAAAAATAGATGAGGTTAGAAAATGTGAACAAGTTGACTCTTGTAAGGGTTTGTAGAAAGAGCACCATCTCAAAAAACTGATGATAAATGGCTAATGAAACAAGTATGTAATTATGGTCATATACATTGAAAAACATCACCCCTTTGTAATAACTGGGAATTGTATAATAGTCTTAAGTACATAAGTAACAAAAAAAATGTTTCATTTAACCTAATGATAGGTATTTCCTATGCAGAAAGCCATATATGAACGAACTTTAATCCTCAAAGATGCTACGTTACAAATAATTGGTCAGGTAAAAAACGGGAAAAGTTTGACGATGGCAGCAATTCACCAAGATTTAATCACATGTCTAATTGGCATAAAGGTTGTCGACTATATACATTTGATAGTGTAGAACACTTTTGGTGAAGTTTTGCTAATACATTATACTATTGATATTTGAGTAAAGGTTGTAATACACCAGAATGTATATCTCAATGGTATGTTTGATGATGAGGATGAGTAAAACAAAATCGGGTTAATAGAGTAAGATTATTTTATAACTAACATCACATAAAATGTTTTGATATAGTCCAAAAGTACCAGAAGTAAACAAAGAATTTTATAAAATAAAACGAAATAATATGAAAAAAAAATCAACAAAAAGTAAACACAAAAATATATTAAAAGAAATTATCAGGAAAGAAATGTACAGAACAACAAGAAAAGATTGGTTTGAGTCAAGAAAATCTTATAAAGAGAGAGTAGAATGATGAGTATGGGATATAGTAGAAAAGATTTGTTTTGGTTTTAAATTATGTAAGAAAAGATAATGATATATACAGAATATAACGTATGAAAAGCCAGAAGAGAACTCGAAGGGAAGAAAATTAGATTTAAATTAGGTGAAATGGACCCTGTAGAGTGAGTATGTTACTTATCATGAAATTATATTTTAGTTTGTTGAGAACACCTTGTAGACTCTTGAGAAGAAAACGACAACAACATATCTTGATTAGAACGAATTGAAATATTAGATGAAGACGAACTAAAAGAATGAGATATTGTATATGTTAGTGATCAAAACGAAGAAATGGCACTAGAACGTAAAAAAGAAAGAATATACCTATGTACTATACCATGAAAGGCTACTCAAAAATATGTATGTGTAAACAATGGTTGTATTGAAGACTATAAAATATGACAAAGTTACCAGACAGACAATCGAAAATATATAGTAAAAAAACCAAAAGAAGAAAATAACTGAGAGTTTAATATCACTATAGAATGAAAAAAATATAAATGATCTATTAGTGACTTAGAAGAGTGTAGCAATTAGTAGCAATTAGTAGCAATTAGTAAGTAGATACTATAGTATACAAATGTTTGTAGCAAGCTGCCAGTAGATAGAGCTCAGACATTGGTTGCTAGTATATGTACATATGCGAGCTACAAACACTTGTATGTTATGGTATTTATCATACTGGTTGTATGCTAGTATCGTAAAACAAAAGTTATGGAAACAAAAAGTTTTTTTAAATTAATTGTACGTTTTAAGAACGGTTACAGGTATGAAGTTGCAACTGAAACAGACTTTACAGCTCAAACACTTGAGTTGACTTACAAAAGAGTTAAAAGCGTTGTATCAACCAAAATTGTTCCGATTGATCAAGAAGAGTATGCAAACCTAAAAGAAATTAAAGGTTTGTATGTTAAAGAAAATTGAGAGGTGGTTATTACCACCCTTTTTTTACCATTTAAGATATCTTTTTTGATGCAACGACTCTTCCATATAATGCAAAAATAGTTGCTACAAGAGTTGTACCCTGTTCAAGGATAGTTTCTACCTCTGATTCTGAAATATCTATGTCAAGGTATTGTTTAGACAATAACAGTATAAGAATTATTATTGCTCACACTGTTTTACTTTCATACCACATTTTTTTTTTATCCATCATTTTTAATAATTAATTATAAATAATCTGAAGCAGTAACTATAGAATTGTAAACTCTTACATCTTGAACAACTGTTTCTTTTTTTCGTTGTTCTGCTTCCTCATAAGGAACAGTAGTTATTCATAATTCAATTCAGTATTCGTATTCTTTTTTAAATGATACTTCTTCTGGTGTTAATTCTGGTGTCATAATATATGCTGTAGGATAATAAAGTCAGCTTCATACTAATTTTTTAAAATCACTCTTTAACCTATATCTATTATAGGGTTTTCAATATGAACTGTCAACAATATAATTGTATCAATCTATCCTATAACAACAAGTCATATGTCAGTATGTGTACGGTCAAAAATCAAATCCATCCAATATATTATCAGTTTGGTAATCATTATTATATTTAGAATTTCACCTATATGATAACGCAATTCAATATCATAAGTCTAGTACATCGTCTACATCTTTACTTTGTACATCTCTTCTCCACGAGTTTACTTTATGATCTTCTTTTGTGTTCCAGTACGTCCTTGCACATTCTACTCAGGTCCTTGATAGATTAGGTTCTCACTCTTCATATCAGTACTTATATTGAGAATACTTTCGATATTCTTCCCAATCATCATCTGAAAAGTCTATTACATTGTAAATAGACCTAATAAGCATTAGTGCATTAAAACCAGTGCAAAACATTCTAAGCCTACCATCTAACCTTGTATATTGGTTATCTTCAGAAATTACATTGTCTTGTCTGGGTAAGTCGTGTAATAAACTTACTTTATTAGATCATAAAATTCGATCTTGTTCTTTTGTTCATATTCACTTCATTCAGTTGTAATGTACCATTAGTCGTTTATATAATTTAAACATTGTTTTTTAGTATGAAAGTACACAGGTTTAGAAATGTTTCAATGTTCTTCCCCAATATAATAGCAAGTACTTCAATGTTTCCCAGCTATATATTTGTATGTTGTCATGTTAAAGTACACCACTAATACAATTATTATGGCACCTGTGACGCAAATACAAATCACAGCACTCCAAGTATTATAAAAGTTCACACTGTTCTCCACAACCGTGTTATTACTCACTCAATTCTCGCTTGCTGATCCCTTATTACTTTTATTTCAAACTCTATCATATTGTCCTTTTGAGAAAGGATTGCTATATCAGTCCTCATATTCGATACGCTGTTGATGTTTTTTTTTATCTCGTCGACCGTCTCGGCGATATACTTTACTGACCCTTCAAGTTTAGTAAGTCTGTTGTCTAACTTTTGATTATCTGTCATGTCATAATATTGATAAATATTTAACCCAATACTATGAGTAAAAAAAAAGTTTTCTTTATCAAGTTTTTATAATGATGTTATATAATTTATAGCTCACCTAAAGTCTTCTGTCCCTGTAAGTGGTGCTGCTATTAACCATATTTCATCTAAAGAGTTATCTAAACCTTTACCTAGTCTTAAAGAGTTATCAACGGCTGGACTTTCTGCGTCACTGTCAGATGATACATATCAACCTGTTATTTCTAATCAAGTATCAGTTACTTCTAATGCTCATCAAGACTTTGCAACTTGTATGTTAGAGTTTACTTCATCTACCCATGTTACAGTTCAAGTAATTGTTGGATTAAATACTAACTTCCACTCACTGTCTCATGAAGACTCAACTAACAAAGATATACTTTTTATGATAATGTCATACTCAAATTCTTCTGGTTTAAGCCTAATACCTATTAGAGCTTCAAAATTAGCAGAGTTTACAGGGACATCAGTATCATTTGATACAGTTCTAAACAATCATTTAGGGTTATGTCATCATCAAGATGTTACTGTAGAACATATTTGTTTTAAAGTACCAGATCCAGCTCATGTTTGAGTAATTTCATAAGCAACAGGAAGATTAGCTGTTCTCATATAAACATCTGTAAATCAAGGTATAGATGCATGTTCAAATCCATGACAATATATTATTTCTCCCATACTAGATACAAAACCTACGAGCACAACTCATACTCACAACCATTCTAGTTGTCACTGGTATATATTTGTAAAGTTAGGGTTAAAAAGAAAACCTGATCTTCATGTTCAATCACAAACATCTATATTCCATTGTGCTTGTGTAACAGTTTCTGTTATGACTCAATTGTTAGCAATGTTCCAACTATATACACCTCAGTTATTTTCAAAAAATATTCAGTTTTGTGGATTATTGTCAGGTGTCACCAAGTCTATATTATCATAGTCTACTAATCAAATTCTTTTTCTTACATTTGTTTCGTCTGTCAATAGTCATGTCATCAAGAATTCGTGTGACTTTCATGGTTGGTACTTGAATCTTTGTTTTGATTGTCTTACTACATAATCGCCACTTGTACTTGTTGTCATGTCTATAGAAGATGTTAACCTAACATAATCAGATGTGGCACTTCATTGAACTAACTCACTCCAAAAAAGGTTATTTGATGTTTCACTGGTAAGAGAATTGTCCCAAAGAGTTTCAGGTTCTGCTACTTTTAATCTTCCAAAGGCGTCTTTTTGATTATCTAAAGAAACAAGCAAATTTCAAAACATATTTGTCCTTAAATCAAGGAAGTCTCCATCTCAATTATAAAGTCAAGTTGGAAGTATCTTTTGAGATCAAAGAGTAGGGACACTTTGTCATCAAACTTGTTCTATATTGGAAGACTGTGCTCATCATGAACTATTGTCTATCTGTGCTCATAGTCAAGTTCAATACTTAGCTTTTACTTCAAAAGATACATTATTCACTCAACCACCTGTGTTATTAATCCACCTAAACCTTTGTTTTCTTTGAGTCACTCAGAAAGACTTGTTAAGAATGACATCTGTACTGTTTTCTGATACAGAAAATACTGGTTCTTCATCGTCTGTTCTTGAATCAATTGTTAGTGTCAAACCAGCAGTATCTCATCTTCACGTTATTTGGATAAGATCAACTTTATCTAGTTCGAACCATCAAGCATCAATTTCTTCTCAGTTGGGTAATAATGGTACGTATATTGTATACAATATACTTTGCATTTCTTGAAAATTTGACATTATGCGAATAAGGTAATATGTAAAAAGAATATTGCCGAGGTAACAGTATTATTAGCAGAAGGTGTTATTGTGATATCTGTTGTAGATACAGATGTTATAGATCATCACCAATTCCTAAAAGGAGAACTTGGTTGTTCATAGTAAAATAACTGTGGTTCTGATCAGATAGAAAAAGTTGTTGCATCATCATTAGATCTGTAAATACAACTGTTTTCGTTTCATGATCTTCCACTTCGACCTCAGCTTGACTCAGAAAAGAGAATGGGAGTTCATAAAGCTATTCAATTGTAATACATAGATACAACAGCCTTTGTAGGTATAACTCATAGATCATGAGGTATAACTATATCAAGTAGGTTTGATCCATCAACTATAAAATTTGTTACAATAACATCTACATTTCTTATGAATTGTGTAGCTTGCTGTACACTAATATACTTTGTTGCATCAGTACCTGTTTCTATTTCAGCAGTAGTAGCTCTTTGTACTGTTCATAAAGATATATCAGTCGCTTCAGTATTAAAAGTGTTATCTACATAGTTTTTTGTTTCTGTTGCAGTGTTGATATTACTTGAAGTTGCTCAAGTAAAAGTATCGCTAGATATAACAGATATTCAGCTGTCTTTAATGATTTTTCCAGTTATACCGTTAAAAGAAACCAAATTATCGTCTATGCTTGATCAAGGTCAAGTTACATCTCAAGATGTACTTATAACACTGGAAGACACGTACCAATTGCTTACGCCATCAGATTTTATTGATCTAAAATCGTTATCAGTAAGTATAACAAGGTTTGCACCTTCACTAATAGTATCAGATCAGTCGGGGTTAACAGTAACTTGGTTGGATGGATCTGTTTTTAAAAAGTTTACATTAAACCCTTCTCAAACAAGAGCCGCACTTGGCAATGTGATAGTAATGGTTGAGGAACTCGTATCTACAGCATATGTGACAAGGTGGTCTTGGTCTGTCACTGTTGTATTAGTGTTAATAGGTGTATAGTCGTCTTTGTTATCATCTTGAGCTCTTTGAGTGGTGTAATATAAATTATTAGTTCATTCCGCAATATTGTCAGTTGTTAGAGTCGAAGATCATTGGGTCAATATAGATTGAACTGTGGCTTTTCACAAAGAGTTATCTGGATCAGAATTGTCAGATACTATTATTTCATCCTCTGGAGCAGGCACAAGTGTACTAAACTCTGCGGGAAACTTTCTTGCAGGTAATTCGTTGTTTGCACTCATAATATATTAGTAATTATCTAAATTATCATCAAAATCGTCTCACCTTCTTCTCCAATCAGTGTTCATTTGATCGAAGTTTCCAGATAACAAATATGTTTCATTGTTGTCAGTGATGTAATTGCCATCTGTATCTACAATGTAATATTCTTGGTAAATAGCCTTAGGTTTTCTAGTCCAGTCATTAGGAAGCCTATTATACCTATATAATGGTTCATTATAGATAATTCATGGTTCGTTATATTGCCAGCTCATATTTTTGTTTTTTTTAAAAGTTATACTTTAACAATTTAATACCTATACAGTAAAACTGCTGTAAGGTAGTCAGTTACCTCAGTTATAAAGGTTTAAAACGTCCGTTGCATTTTTTCCTACATCCCATATACCAAGTTCATCAAATATACCATTGAAGAATGTAAATCATTCATCTCTTCATATATATAAATCATCATCATTAACAGTTATACTTGAAGTAGCAGTATCAGATGCTTGGAACGAACCATCCCAATAAAGAGAAAGTGTGTTCCCTATTCTAGTACCTACGATATGGTAAAAGACTCAAGTGCTTAAAGGGTCACTAAATCAAGCTCAGTTATTTGTAAAGTAATTAAATAAGACTCAATTCCCACTTTGTTGAATGTTAAACCTTACTCTATCATTATTAGGTGCGAGGAAGCCTAGTAGCATTTGTCTATGCAAAGCGCTAGGTAAGACACTACAATTGAACCAAAAACTAAATGTAAAATCATTATTAAAATTAGTTATATCAAATGGTATTGTAACAAAATCGTTTACTCAGTCAAATACATAACCCCCATTTATTTTTGCAGTTGGAGTAAATGTAGCTCCATTAATAGTTCATGTATTACCTCATTGTATATCAATAAAGTTACCATTTGTATCCATTTTGTAGTAATTTGTCAGACCGTTTAAAAGACCATTTCAAGATGGTTGTTCAAACTTATAAGGATCAATAACAAATCACATTATGTTCTATTACCTATAATATAAATTTTGGCTCATGTTCAAGACACAGTACTACCTATTGTATCTATATCTAATGTTATTTCAGAATCATCACCTAAACTGGAGTTTGATATAACAGGAGGTATAGCCGCTGTAGTGCTCGTATTTTCTCATGCGTCTATTGTTATAAGTGTTGATAAAATTGATACTCCATTTTCATTTATATCAAATGTTGCAACACTTCACGTAGGAGCAGTCGTTACAGACGCTCTAACTTCAGTAACAGTAAATGCATAAGGCATTCTAAATGTTGTTTTAGCTGTCCCTGTTGTTAGATCAGTTGTTTCGTCAGAAATAGATACAACAAAACTTTCTATGGGTTTATTATTTATTGGTGTTACCACATCACTAGTGGCAATTCAAGAATCTACTATGTCTCAATCTATGTTCCAAGAAGAGATATTTCAGGATACTCATGCAGTTCATGTTACCACACTAGAGTCTAATCATGTTCTATCAGATAAACTAGTGGTAGAGATATTTGAGAGTGTATTAGTAGATCAACTAATTGTTTTGTTAGTAAGAGTGTCAGTTGTGTTTCTACCCACCAACGTATCATTTGTTGTTGGTAATACTAATGTTCAAATATTTAGTATTGTACTTATGGATGGCAATGTGAGGGTTTTATTACTTATTGTTTGTGATGCTGTTAATCCAACAAGTTGTTCTGATACGTTAGCAGGGTCGTATACTGCTGTACTCATATCTCATCCTCAAGCTGGGGCAACATAATTTCACTGTTCATTTAAAAAGTTTGTTGCAGATCAAGAATTAGTTAATGTAACTCCATTGATTGTTTTATTTGTCATGACTTGTGGGGCTGTAAGACCTACCAATTGTTCTGCAACATTAGCAGGATCGTAAACAGCTGTATTCATGTCTCATCCTCATCATCAAGTTGGTGTAGTATAGTTACCTGTACCATCTAAATAGACGGTAGCAGGTAACGAATCTTGTAAGTTTACACCATTAACTGTCTTGTTTGTAAGTGACTGAACATCAGTAGTTCATACTATTTCTCACGTAGGTAAACCGTCTTCTATTGAAGATACTCTAAAATCAAGACTACTAGGGTCTGTAGAGTTATCAACTCAGACTTTTACTTCCAGTGCTGTTATCGCATCATTAGCGTCAGAATGTTGTCAAGAATGATCTACGACTGATACTTGGTCAGTGGGCTGAGGATTCGTAAAAGAATCTAAAGCAAGAGGGTAAACTATAGTCATGTTTTTTTATAAACAAATAATTACATCATTTTACTAGGTGTCATTCATCATGTTTGTGTATTGGTTCTTCTCATTCAGTCACAAACATCCGTTTTAGGATCACTAGGATTCATTGACTTAGAGATAGTCATAGGTCACTTAGCTTTCATCATTTTTTTTGCTCAACTTTTTTTTGACATTTTTTTTCAGTACATCATAGTAATGTTAGATAAAGTATAAATAATAGTTTACATAATCTTTTTACATTTTTTTTACAAGTTTTCAACAACTACTTTTTTTTAGATCTAATCTTTTTCCCTTGTTTTAACATTGCAGTGGTAGGTTTTTTAGCTCTTGTTCATGTCCTTTTGTTTTCTTTAGCTTTTGACCTAATGTTGTCCCACATACCTCTTTTAGACATACTACCATCTTTTCTCTTCATCATTCACGATTTTTTTTTCATTGCCATTACTTTTTTTTGTTAAAAGATAAAGATTTTCTCGACTTTTTTGGTTTTTTTTTAAAACCATCAGTTGCATAATATGCTTTCACTTGCTTTTTTGTATAAGTCTTTCATGACGGGCTCTTATATTTCCCTGAATTCGTCTTTTTAAAAGGCATTATTGTATAGTAGGTTGTAAATTCTCTTCCTGGTTTCACTCTGTTATAGATGCTCACAAAGTCAATTCACCCATTCATTCTAATAAGTCATCAACATTTAATTTGTTTTCTCTAAAAAAATCGTTTAGTATTCTGTTGGCTTGTCATTCATTTTTTGCAGTTCATAGCTTTTTATTAAGATTATCTAGTTTTGTTGTTAAAGATCATATTTGATTTGCTAATTGAACATTATTTAAAGTTTTGTTACCCACATTACTGTCTAAAATAGACTCTAGTAATCATTTTACTAATCATAAACTAGTAAATTTAATTGCTTGTCATGCAGCTCCTCATAGTCTATATAACCATCACCTATTAGCATATTTTTGTTGTAAGTCCTGTGATTTGTTTTCTAGGTTTCTCATATTTCTATCTATAGCTCTATATCCTCAATATAATTGATCCATCTGGTTTAGTACTTCTACATCTGCTAATCACTCATCAACTGCTTTTTGTTTTACAGTATTTTTTATATTTGACCTTGTAGCTTCTCTTCATTCAGCTAATGTGCTAGTTCTCGGGGCACCTGTCTTATCACTAAATCATGATTCTTTAACACTATACTCACTTGCTATATCCTCAATCTCCCTAAGAGTAAGTCACTCTGTTTCATACTTTGTAATTAAATCTTGTATTCTTGCTTGTGCCAACTCACTCTTATTAGGTCAGTAACTATCTAATTCATTAGTCTTTCAATATAAATCATTTAGGTCATCTAAAGCATTTCTAACATAGTCTACAGTGATTTTTCCTTGAGTAGTTTTAGATGTCTTAGAAAAATCTGATGGCATATATAACTGATTAGATTGATCTAATATATTTAATTTTGTTTGTATAGCAGAGTCTCAGACTAACTTAGATTGTCACCTTAAATCTTCAGGTCCTTTTACAGACTTTAAATCTATCTCTTCTAATACTGGAATAGCTCTTTGTATATCTACGTTTCTCATATCTCATCTTTGTTGTAATATATCTCTTACAACTTGTTCCCTTGCTGTTAAAAGTTTGTTTTCTCTTTTAGTTGGTGTTGTGGTTCTCTTACCAGGTACTCCTACTACGTTTTCGTTAAAATTTCTAATAACTTCTTTTGGTTTAAAGTTATCTGCTACTGTTTTTATATCAAATTCACCTCTTTGGTTTCTCATTCTTCAACCAAGAAACATTGCAAGTGCCGTTTCTCAAATAAACTGGTCAAATTCTTTTTGTCTGTCTTCTGGTAAAGATGACTTAAAATTTCTTAGTCAAGGTAATTCGTTTACTACTTGTCATCAAGCTTCTAACGCTCATCATATAGACTCTAATGCCTGACCTCATAGCTCTGTTTGTCATGCTGTAGTAACTCAAAACATAATTCATGGAGCAAATATATTAGCCGCAGTAGTCAGTCAACCTTGAGCTATATCCAATACGTTTTCTCAAACTGTTTCTGATGCAATTCTTTCCTCTTCTCACCTAACACCTCAAGATATACTTTGATACTCTGGTGTGTCAAATACAGCTCAATCATATAATTCTTTAGCTCTTATATTTGCCAGACTATTTGGGTCTCATAATAACTTTAACTCTTCTGGTGTAAATTCTTGTCTAAGTACTGCATCTACAGCATCATTTATAATTGCTTTTTCAGGCACTTCATCTCATCTTTTCATTAAGTCTGATATTCACTCTCATATTTGTTCTACTCATTCAACACCTGTAGTAATAAATTGTCATAGTCATCTAGCAGGTAAATCTATAAGTTTATCGGCTTCTGATAAATCAGCAAAAAATCACGCTGTTCTAGGATAAGCCTGTCAAAATTCTGTTTGTTCTATTCTTCTATCAAATTGCCTTTGCAAGTACTCTTGCTGCCTTTCAGCATAAAACTTTTCTTTAAACTCATCAACCTTTCTCTTTTGGTTTTGCATTGTAGCTTTCTTTTTCTGGAAATCTTTATATCACTCTATTTCGTAACCTTTTTCTATTAATCATTTTGTTACTTCATTAGGATCTATACCGTTAGTTTTTGCATTATTTATGACATTCTTAAATTGTGTTATATCTAATACCTTTTTTACTTCTGGATCAGCTTCTACAGGTTTAGCTGCAGCTAAACCTAAAGATCATCATATAGTAGCTTGTTGTAGTCATGTTGTGCTCATTAATATCATAACGAAGATAAAAACCCTTCTACGTCGTCAGTAGAACTAACATACTCAGCATAATCTATTTGTGTGAGATCATTTTGATCTCTAATACCCAAATTATCTTCTATTTCTTTTACCTGTCTTTCTACCTGGTTATACATTCCTGCAAATCAACTTACATCATTACCAGCCGATGCCAGTGTTCTTATTTGTGTCTCCATACCTCTTTTGAGAGTATTTAGTGTCATTCATACTATTGCAAGGTTAACTTCTTCTGTGTTAGTTAAGTTTGGTAATGTATTCATATAGTTTCTAATATCTGCATCAGTTAGTACTCACACTTCTTGATATACTCATCTAGCAACAGAAGGTACTATAGATGTTAATCTTGCTTTTAACACAGCAGCATCTACATCATACGGGTTTTTACCTGCTAAATATCAAGAAATAGGTCATGTATCCATCCCTTGAATTTGCTGCGTTAAATCTCACATCTGAGATGTAACTGTTGTAAAAGAATTAAGAGACTTTAACGCACTATCAGTAAGTTTTTTACCTCATCTTGACATAGACATTAATTCCTCTGCAGAACTATTAGGGTTAGAAAATACTTGATCTTTTTCTTCTAAAAACTGATTATACAGTTGTCTTTCTTCTTCAGATTTTATATCTTGAGGTTTAAATGTACTATTATTAAACTTACTTATATCTGCTAAAGTCAGTTCTGTTTTTTGTGGCATCTGATTTGTCATAACATACTGGTAAACTTCTGGTCATGTTAATAATTCTCATTCATTGTTTCTTACCATAATATCCATATGACTACCATCTCATCATGCTCAGGGTATTACATATCATGTATTTCATCACACCAGGATGTTAGATCATTTATCAAATCTTTTACCTACATATTGATCTGCTAAACTATACATTTGTTCATTCATGTGGTTAAACTGTACAAGATGTCAGTCATCTGTTCTTATATTAACCTGTACGTTTTGTTTACCTTTTGGATTTTTATCAGCATCTCATGCCAATCTAATAGATTCTACTATTCATCATACAGGCAATGGCACTATTTCTCAGTTTTTAACATCCACATCCCAGTCATTATCTGTTATTCTTACATCAGTAGTATAACTATTGTTCCATCGTCAACTTCCTTTTCCTTGTGCTTTTACTCATTCTATTAATCATCATGAAGTTCAGGTAGAAGGCAAGTTAACATCTCATCATGATATAACTTTTAAATCATTAGGATTATTAAGATTATACATTATTAAGTTTCAATCTCAATCTTTTACAAAATCAAACTGTTTACCATATCTTTGTTCTGTATACATTTTTTGTTCAAGAAACTTTAGACTCGCTTGGTTCTCAAAAGTCATAAGGTCCTTCTTGTTTTGAAAGTCTAATCATGACATTTGTTTCTCAAACTCCACTCTCATAGCATATTCCATTTGTTTATCCTGGAGATCATACTTTCTTTGTTGTTGCATCATTTGTTGCTCAAAGGCTCTGTCAATTTCTTTATTGTATACATTCCATTCGGTTTCAAATACCTCTTTGTTCATTTGGTATTGCATATTGAAGTTTTTCCATTCTAATTCATTTATTCTTTCTTGTTCTTGTACTGATATATTAAATTTTCTTTCTGCATCTTGTGTTAAGTCTGCTATTTTTTGTTTATTAACAGTATACTCATCAAAAACATTGTCTCTTTCCTGTAAAAATGCTTTAGATCTTTTGGTTTTTTCTGCTTGTATAAAACTGGCTGTAGCATCGGGAAACTCAGTTTTTATATCGTCTTCTATACCTTCAATTTTGTTATCTATATCTTGTATCTGTCTTGTTAAATCGTAACCCTTTTCCCTAGCCTCTTGTATGTCTCAGTTATTTAATATACTCTCATACTGAGAAGCTATGCTCTGGTTTGCTTGTCTACTAACTATACTTTGAGCATTTTCAGCTCGTGTTCTATTAAATGATTCTATGTCTGGAGCAACACCATTAACTTTGGCTTTCCTGTTTTCTTCATTTTCTCTTTCTATTATTTGTCAGTACAATTGTGGATTAGTTTCAGAGATATATTGTTTATCTTGGCTTGAAAGTTGTCAGTTAACATTCATTTGTGTAAGCTGATCTGGTGTCATAGTAGGTAACTGCGATCTTCTATTGAAACCTTGATTAAGTTTATCTATGAACTGTGTTTCGTCTAATCAAGAAGCTTGTACTAATCTATTTCTAATGTCTTCTATAGTTCTAGGTCGGTCGGGATTTTCCATATCTACTTGTCAACCAAAACCTTGTACTGTTTCCATTACCAAATCATCTAATCATTGCATAGTGATTTCTTCTCAGGCTTTTACCTTTTCCTTAAGCTTATTGCTAGCATTTCTAGCTAAAAAATTGTTTCTCTGATCTAGGTAATCAGGCGTTTGTCTCACAATGGCTTCTGCCTCATCTTCAAAGCGTACATTAGATCTCATAACATCTAGTGCACCTTGTGACATACGTTGATCTTGATCCTGTTCTTGTGTTGGTTGTTGGACTTCAGGCATACCTAATTGTCATTGCACTCTGCGACTTCTTTGTTGTTCTGCTAACTGTGCGTTAGCACTTCTTTGTATAGGTTTTTGATTTTCTACTTTCTGAGCTTCTCCTACCATAGGCTTTACAACTTTTTGTGGATCTGAAACTTGTCCAACAGGTTGTTGGGGTATTTTTGTGTCAGTTGGTTTTACTGTTGGTGGTTGTTCCATTTTAGGAGGTTGTATGTTTGTTGGTTCGATATTTGCTGTCATGATCTTTTTGTATTATTAAAGTTATGCGAATCTCCATACTTCTAGTTCCTCATCATATATACCAATTACAGGTGTTTCTCATCATGTTTGATAAATACAGTTTATGTAATTCCTTTCTAACTCAGAGTCAGGAGGGACTTGATTAGAGCTAAAGAAACCGTGAAAGTACATTATTCACTTATTTACATTTCATCTTTTTGCTACTCTTCATACTGATTCAAAACTTCATTTTATTTGTGTATCAAGAACAATATTAGCTACTTCTTCAGCCTCAAACTCTGGTCTATCAATATATTCTTTTTTGTCTAATTTCATCTTCTTTTATCTATATCGTAATATAAAACAAAATCAAATATTTCTGGTGTCTCAGTTCAAGCAATCTGTGTATGAGTTACTCTAAACTTTATATCATAGAACTGTCTATTCATAGTTAACACAGATTTACCATTAAAACTACTATCTAAGGTTGCAAGAGTTTCATATGGTCCACGATCTATACTATATGATATCTGTATAGAAGTGCTAGAGGGAATTATAGCTCATACCCACACCTCTTTTGCATCTTTAGGATTTACATACATTCATGCATCAAATGTGTATGTAGTCCATAAACCATTAGGAGCAAAGTCAGCTGTAGGATTTGCTCAAGTGATATCATTAAGGTCAAATGTAAACGTTATAGTTCTTGATATATTGTTAACACGGGCACTACAATACAGGTCGTTGTTAAAAATGTATAAACTATGACATGTTGAAAGTAATCTGTTTTGTACAAAACCTACGTCAAATCACCATTTATTGTAGTGAGATATTTGTCTAGGGTATCATCATTTCAGTGATCATACAAGGTAAAATCAGTTTCAACCCGTAAGAAATATAGCGTTGTTTGTATGAGCTCCTACAAAATTATTTGCGTAAGTCACATTAAAATCGAACCTATCGTTACCAATAGCATCTAAATCTAAATCTTCAGAGTATAGTAGTTCATACGACTTTCCACTAACAAGGTAAAGTTTACTTGTATTTTCTTGATCTGCTATAATATAATCAATTCAACCAACATTATATCAACCAGATATGTTTTCTTTCATATCCATAGAGTCTATAATAACAAGTTCTCAATTTGTTCAAGCTTTTTGTAAAAAATACACTATTCATTGGTCTGTGTAGACAGTAATAGTTTGTCAAAACTCACTTATATGTTTTATAATAAAACCTTCAGGCAACTCAGCTTCTGTACTTATAGTTTCTGTGGCAAAAGAAAAAAGGTAAACTTTATTTGATCCACAAATATATATTCATGTACTGATAAAAGAACTACTTCTTAGATAAGGGTAAGCTCAGTCATTATTAGAATCAAGTGATACAATTCATGGTGTTGCATTTGCCACCCAGTTTCAAGGTGTCGTTGCGTCAGCTTTCAAACATTTTGAAACAGATCATACAAAGTCTACAACGTAAAAGGTATCAGTACTATCAAAAGAGTTAACAAGATCTTGAGTTCAAAAAGTTGATTCTAATCATCAAAAAGCTATGACTCAATCCCTACCATACCTAACATCATCAGAATAACAGTATATTTCATTAGTATCAACTCAGGAAGATTGGGGTACAAGTTTTAATACTCTTGGATCACTAACATTGTCGAGTCACTCTAATAAAGAATGTTGTCACTTCCCACAATATCAGTAGTAAGGTACTTCTGCCATTCATCAATATACTGGAAAGAAACTATGAGCTTGCATATAATGGTATTAACATAAATTATAAAGTATATCATGCCGGAGAAGGTAAAACTGCATCTTGAAATGTATCATACCTTCATTTAAGTTGAGCAACCATTTTTCTTTTCTCTGTTCTATAATCGTTTTGAGCTTCTTGTTTTTCTCAAACTTGTCACCTTATTCTAAGAATATAGGGAACGATTCATAAACCTATAATGTAATGTCGTTGTCTAAGATCTGTGTGGTCTGGGTAAACCTCTTCTTCTGTAGATGTCGTTGTAAGATCTACCATATTTGTTATAGTACTTACTTTTAAACCGTTTGTAACATCTTCTGTAGGAACAGGATATATCCATAGGCTACTATCCTTTATATCAAAAAATCAACTGCTCTCTGGCGTTCTTTCAGCTAGGTACTCTCTAGAGTCTGGGAAAAGATTTACACTTCTTAATAAAAGCTTTTCAAAATAATCTTGATTAGAACGGTACTTTATTTCAACTTGAACTATTTTTTTGAATCATAGTTGAACAGCGCTACTTTCTTGCCAAATATATTCGTTTTGATTCGTAATAAGATCAGTAGTCCATATATCATAGAAAAAATCTTCGCTCACTTGTGTAGTAATATCGTTTTCTACATCATGGTAAGATATATTTAAATATGGTAGTAATCTATCATTGGTGAACTCATTATCAGTAACATTTGCTTGGTCCCTTGCGAAATCTAATATTTGCTGTGCGTCCATGATTATTTTACAAATAAAACCGCATCTTTTGATAGAGCATAACTCTATCAGAAGACACGAAGTCTTCTAAGCATTATGATAATGCAGCAGATCATGTAGCGTTTACCAAAGTAACATCCAAATCAGCTGTTGCTAAAGAAGTTGTTCCAATAGTAACATCTCAACCAGTTCAATTTTCCAGTACGACAAATCATACAAGTGCTTCTTCAAAAAAGTCTAAACTAAATGGCTCAACACTGTTTACATCTGTACCAGCAGTTCAAACATAAGCAGTATATGTTCCTTCTGCATTAACAGTTATTGTTACAATATTAGATTCTCAATCAGCTATAACAAGTGTCCCTCAATCAGGCAATGTCGCAGCTGAAAGGTCAATAGTTCAAGCAGCAGCTGATGTAAATTTTTGGTTTCATATTTTAAACAAAACTGAGTTTTGTGTGGTAACATCTGCTGTAGCAGTTGCAATACTAGCAGAACTGATACATACATTATTTTGTGAAATAACAGTCATATTTATTTTTGGTATGTAGTAAAAGAAGGGAGCAGAACTCCCTTATGGTTAAACATCAAGTGATGCAGCAGTTTCTATTCTAAACATTGATTCTTGTCTAAGTATATCAGCATTAACCGCCATTTTACCTCATATAATGAGTCTTTGAGACAATGGATCAGATTTAGAAGGTCAATCTATAATAGATGTGATGAGTGTTCATTCATTAACGACTCAGTATGCGTCTCCTCACAGAACATATGTTGGATAGACATTTATTCAACTAGCTCACGCTCAAACGAAAGCGTCAATGTTAGAAGATGAATATACATCAGCTCATGCATATGTGTTAATGTATTGGAATTCAGCTGTATCAAATCATTGCTCTGATCATCATGTTGCAAGACTTTGAACACTTGGAAATGTTGTACCAGTTTCACCAAAAAGATCGTTAATAAGGAACGGATGTAATAGTACAGCATACCTTCATGTATTAAACGTAGGAGCCGCATTACCTCTTAATCTTGCAACAGCTTCTGCGATATTACCTCATACAATAGTATCAGTAGCATCTACTGTTGCTCTTGAAGTTGCATTTCCTCAGTAAATAACATTGTTTCAATCGTTGACTCAATTTTGAATAACTTTATCATGTATTCTGTACATTTTCTCAGCTAGTTGAGCAACTGCTGACTGTACATCATCAAAACTTTCTTGGTAAAGTACTCTGTCAGAAATAGTAACAACTTTTCAATATTGAATAGCTGTTATATCAACTGCTTCATACTCTGGTCCTATAGTATCAGGAGTAACTCACTCTGTAAGTTGTGAATTATCAATAGTGATATCCATATCCTGTTCTACAGGAAATTGGTAAACTCTGTTTCACATTGGAAGAGTTTTTACCACTCAAAACTTTTCAAAAAGTTTATTTCTTTGGAAGATCCTTATAGCTTCCTGGTTGATATACGTTCTTAGATCAGATATTCAACCTAAATATAAATTATTAGTTGTTGTCAATGCCATTGTGGAGTAGTTGTAATGTAAATATTACAAGTTAAACCCTCTAGCTAAATCTCTAAACTGCTCTCTGGCTCTTCTCTCTAGTTCTTCTCATTCTATAGGTTTTTCAGTAACAAGACTTTCAGGAACTTTGTTACCAAATCATAGTGGCTCAGAAGACTTTGGTTGAGCCTGTTGCAGCTGAAAAGCAACTATTTGGGCAGCTTGCTGGTGAGTGACGTTAGGATTAGTCTCAAGATAGTTTTCAACCTTCTTCCACGATTCTTCTCAATAATTTGTTTTGAAATCATTTTCGATTCACCGTTTAGACCTTGCTTCTTCTATCCTTTCGTCAACTTCTGTTAGAGAAACAAGTTGATCCCTTTCTTTTTCGATAAGGTTTTTCTTTCTAAGATGTTCTTTCTTAGCTTGTTTCATTTGTTTCGCTAAGTCATCCATTTCCTTAGCTTTCTTTTGAAGTTCTTCAGGAGTCATATCACTATAATCTATGCTAGCATTCTGATTATCAACTTTCTCTCAAGAAACTTCACTTGATTCAATTTTCCCTGAATCTTGGGCAGTTTTTTCTTCAGTCATAATAATGTTTAGTTGTAAAGGTATATGCCCCTCTTACAGGCGAGCATGGCAATGTGCCTATTCATGCCAACACCATTGTGCCAGCATGGTATAGAGACGCTACTCATGTTTTACTGTTATTACACTTCAATTATAGTACTCTTTTATTGCTTTACTTAAGTCAGTAAACTCAATATATACTTTTCTTCTTTCTCTCCACAAGTCATGTTGATTATACTTTTTGTCACTCAAACTTTCTCCTACATTGTCTAATATTTTTTTTTCCAGTTCTTTAACTCTTTTTTCAATATAAGATTTTATAACCTGTCGTCAAGTGGTATTTTCTGTTGTTTGCACATCAATAATACTGTTGTCTATTTTTTCCATTAAACATTATCTAACGATAAAGCATTTTGTTCTTGAGGATTTGCTTGTTGAATAGAAGCATTTGCCAATTGGTTAACAACTCATCATCATTGAGCTTGTTGCATAGCTTGTTGATCTTTAGATTGTTGTCAACTTTTTATATAGGCATCTATCCTTCTTGCAATTGCCGTTTCTTTTGCATTAGTTTGTAAAGATCTTTGATATATAATAATGTATGTCATATGGTCTTCTTGCATGTTTTCTATTGGTCAAACATCTTCATTTCTACTAAGAAGCTCTAAGTCTAACTTTGCCTGCATTTCCTCTATTGTTGGAGGTACATACTGCATAGCTTCATCTTCTGGTATTCAATTCAATACATACATCTGTCTTTCTACAAGAATCTTAGCGAATTCACTCCTTCATGATTGTAAAGTATTCATACCAACAGTCATGAGTGCCATTTGTCTTTTTTTATCTAGCGCTTCCTTTTCAGATTTGGTAGATATCTTTATATCTACATCTTCTTTTGTGCTAAAATCTTTTCTACCATACTCTATAAAACTTGATCAGAATGTTTTTGTGACACGAATAACCTTTTTAGAACTAGTCTTTAGGTTTATTTTGTAAAACCTTAACCATAACCTCCAGAACTTTTTTTCCGCAAACGATCATATTTTATTAACGAGTTCTAACCTTAAATTAGCGTTAGCTTGTACTCTCTGATTCTCAGTAGCAGTAATGTTTCTATCTCACGATACTCACATTGTTTGAGGATCAATACCTGTATCCTGTTGTCATATTTGTTTAATAAGGTTTTGTATGTTAAAATCATCTTGAGAAAGTGTTGGTTGTCTTACTTCCCTGATAGGGTCAGGGTTGATAGAAAAATCTGCTTTTACATACCTGGTACCTTCTTGTCTTCTTGTTAGATCATTAATGTTACTTATAGCGTTTTCGTCATACAAAAATACATCTCAGTAAGCTCAGAACTCAGCTTTTACTTTTGCCAGGTTTGTGAAAAGTTGCAATGACTTTTGTTTATCTTCTAACAAATCAGGGATAGATATACCATAAGGATCATACTCAAATGGTTTGTAATACTTTAAAACAACAGGGAACTCTACAAGATTAGGGTTCTTTTTTTCTTCTGAAAGTTCTGGTGTTATTTCTACACATCTTATTAAAAGCCTTTTTTTGTTAGCCCAAGAGGTAAGATACTTCTTTCACTGAAAGATTGTAAAATGATGATAAACTTCAAAAACAGGATCTTCTTGTCACCTTCTGTACTGAACATTTAAGTATCTAAGGTTAGAATATGCTTGTTCATCCTGTTGGAGATCGCTATTAAACTTTGACTCAACCATATCTAGGTTAAAATAGTTAGGATCGTTTTCGAGAAGAGAAATATCTTCCATAACTTCAAATCAATAATACCTATGTTCTGACAAGTATCAATCTGGGTCTATAATCATCGCTAGAGGATTGACTCTCTTAACAATGGGAACTTTCCTATTTGAATCTCGTCATGTAAACATCTTACAAGATACTCAAAAAAACAATCTATCTCGTTCAGACTTGTAGTCAATTTCTTCCATACCCATTTCTTCATAATCGAAATCAGCAAGTGCGTTTAACTTTCTCGCCAACTCATCATCATCTATATTTCTTCCCATAAAACTTACTTTAGGACTATCCTGGAAATATATAGCGAGTAGTGTGTCAATAACAGAAAACATAAGACGTACATATATTTTCGTATCATTTTGAGAAGTAGTTATGTTAGAATACATTCTTATTCTTTCTCTTATCTTCTCTCTTCTGCTGTCTACTCTCAGATGTCACACTTGATATTCGTTAAGCATTTGAGCTTTCAAAGCTTCTTGGTCAACAAGTTTTGATGATTCTTTAAACATTATAAATGTTTCTTGTAAAACTTACATGATAATCGTTTATAAGTTAATCTTTTGGGATTAAATTACAACCATTTTTGTGAATAATCTTGTACAATAACTGAGGGAGTAGAACTTTTTTTTCTTAACTTATTGAAAGTTAAAGCTAAATATGAAAAAGCATCTGATGCGTGTGAACTCCAATCATGAAGTGGTGATTTTTTCCATGTATTATGTTTTTCGTCTCGTTCCTTTCTATATGCTTTCAGTGCATTTATTCATACATGACACCTTTCTTTATCAAAGTAACACCATGAAAGCAGTGTCCTTACAGCTTCTATAGAGTTTTCTTTGCGTTTAGGTCTTTCTACTGTTCTTGTATCTGACCATCACAACTTTATCATTTGTTGTCTTACACTCATTCATGTCTGTAAACTTTTATTATCCCCATCATGAGGAAGGTAAACCGACCCATAGTTGTATCATTTTTCAGTAAGTATTTGGCTGTAATGTATAATTGGCTCTCATGAGTTTTCGTAATAATCTATGAGTCTAACTTCACTTCAAACAACTTGAACAAACCATATAGATGTTGTGTCACTTCGTCAGAGATCCCAAAATGTTAAGACTGGTATATTTCTTTCTATAGGAACACGACAAATCTGATTATTCTTTTCAATTTGCAGGAACTGTTGGGCGTAATATGCTCATTGTATAGCAGCATCAAAACTACAATAGTATTCTTGTTGGATTAAATCTTCGTCCATTCCACTTTGACGTTCTTCATCCAGTTGTTTTTGTCAAAGAATCCCTGTATCATCTATTGTAAGTTTCTGGCAAAACCAATCCTCATTCTTTTCAGACATTGTAAACATATCATAAAGATGGTTTTTTCATCTAGGAGTACTGTTAAATACAGCCCATCATCAATTTACAGCAAGTATTGGTCTAATGAGATCCCATGCTCTAGGATTTTGTAAAGCATACTCAGAATA